CTACTACTAATTTTGAACCACCTACTATTTTTCCACCTACTATGTGGTAGATAAAGAATACAGTTTTCCATATACCTACACGAACTATACGCCCAGGCTCTCCATCAACTTCTACAACATCATCTTCGTTGTAGTCGTTACCTAAAAAGACCATTAAACCGTCTACCGCTTCTTGTATAGTACTTTGAAATAAGAGGGCTATAATACCCGTGATAAATAACCAACCATACTCACCGATAAGGTTCTCTATTAGTGATTTATCCACAAGTTTTCCTTAGTTGGTTTGTTTTGATACTAATAAATATCACATATATTGGATTTAATCATATGGTATATATGTATTCTATTTTTTATTAATAGATATTTATTATCGGTTATAACACTATGAATCATTAAAATAGGAAAAACATTATGTCTAAAGATTATGAAATATTTAAGGGAAAAACCCTTTCAGATTTATTTGAAGATATTTACAAAAATACAGAGACAAATCGGAAGCAACTTGATGTATTAACACGAGAAATAGTACAATTTATCAAAGATGGTGATACGGCACTACAAATAGTTCCAATGATTAAAGAATATTTGGAAATAAATGTTAAAAATGATGAGCAACTTGTAAAGTTAGCGGCAGTTATTCAAAGATTGATAGCCGCAGAGACTAAAGCTGGTAGTGAATCGGAATTCGGGTTATCTGAAAAAGAAAAAGAACAGCTTATGAGAGGACTACATGATTCTGTTGATGAAATACAAAAAGAATCGGATGTAATACAAAAACAAATAGAAGTTTTAGACTAATGGCATATCAGAAGAAAGAAAAGAAAAAAAGCTTACCAACATTACTTGGCGGACTAACAAGTTTTGGTTCTGTTGCTAATTTAATAAAAAATTTACAGTCCGAGAGTGAATTTTATGAATTAGAAGTTGGGGAAGTATTAGATGTTCTTTTAACTTATAATGATTTAAAAGAAAAAAAACCAGTTTCATCAACGGCGTCAATAAGTGGTCAAGAAACTGAATTTAAAGATATAGGAATGGTTAAGGTTAGGTTATTAAAAAGTCAAAATGGTCTTTTAGAGGATTTGTGTAGTTGGTATTATCCATTAGAATCAAATATAAGACAATATCCGTTAAAAGGTGAATATGTTGTTTGTGTAAATTATCTTGGTATGCAATTTTATACACAAACTTTAAATTTCATTTCGCATATTAATACAAATTCTGTGCCTGGATTGAGTGATGTGATTGATAAACCAGACCCAGGAATTTTTTCTAAAATGTATGCGTTGATGGACGCCGGAGAAGAACCACCAAAGGAAGAAAAAGAAGACACATTTTCTCTCGGAGAGTTCTTTACAAGAAATAACTTTATTAGACAATTAAAACCATATGAAGGTGATATTACTATACAAGGTAGGTTTGGTAATACTATAAGACTTGGTAGTAATATATCGGATGATGATGACTTAGTGGACCAGTTAACAGGTGAAGGCACGAAGGGTTTACCCGAAAATGACTTTGGGCCTTCTCCAAGTATTAAAATTAGAGCTGGCCAGTTAACAGATTTTTGGGAGGCATCAACTGATGGAGGTGCAACAGCGGCCGGCCGTTCTAATATTCTGGGGTTTGAAGAAAAAATGACAGAATTAGGACATGGATTGGATGCGTATGTAGTAGAAGATATAAATGCTGATGCATCATCAATATACTTAACTACTAATGAAACTGTACCACTAAATCCTATTACCGAAGTTATGGGTGCACGTGTACATCACGCTCATTTAGAATTTCCACCAACATTTGATGGAAAACAAATAATATTAAATTCAGATAAGATTGTTTTTAATACTAAACAAGGTGGGTTATATAGTTATACTAACTTGAGTACTTATTTTGCTACCAATACAGCGTTTGTTGTTGACGCGGAACGTGCTATTAGTTTAAATTCTCCAGGTCTTATTGGTATGCACACAGAAGGACAAGTTCATATTAGAGGCGAAAAGGATGTTATAATAGATACTGGGGATTCTAATCTTTATCTTGGAACTTCTCCTAAAGATGACCAAAAAGGTGAATTGGAACCAGTTGTTAAGGGTGATGCTCTTGTAGATGCTTTAAAAGAATTAACTGATATTATTATGGGTTTACAGTTTCCAAGTACACCTGGTGTTTTAGCATCACCAGCATCACTTATAAAATTTAAACAAGACCTTGCAGACAATGGATTTGGGTTTTTAAGTGTAAGAAATAAGACACAATAATGCCTTTAACAGAAAAAATACCAAAATTAAATACAGAAGAGTTTTACAATAAAGTAAAAGATTTTCATTTACAAATATCTGGACAAATAGACGGGCCTTTAAAACGAGTTGAAACAGAAAGTATGGATGAATGGTTAATGAAACTTGCCGATGCTATGTCAAGATATATACAAGATTATATTGAAAAAGTAGAGATAGTTGGTGATACTACAGCACCAGATACTCAATTAAATCCTGGTGTTCCAGATACTTATGGAGCATTTACAATGGCACCAGGTCCTGTGGTAACCGATTCTGATAGAGGTAAGTTTGAAGGAACTTTATTACATTTAGCATTTTTACCTGGTATTACTTCTAAGTATGGAATGATAAAACAAAATAAAGAAAAAATAAAAAATCAAGGAGAGTACTTTATAGAGACAAATTTACCGCCTGCAGGTGCCCCACCAGAACCAATTGTGGTTGATAATCCAGACCATGACCCAGGAGAATATGATACATTGGTTAAAAAATATGACGAGACTAAGGAAAGTGCGGATAAAACGAAAAGAGATGATTATTTGGAAGCAAATCCAATACAAATACCAATAGACTCCGACGCTCCACCAGAACCTGATAGAACTATGGGGAATATAACTGGTATTTATTTACAAGTTAGTGATGATAGTGGAACAGAATTAGAACTTGAAAGAATTCCACTTGCTACTAAAGTTGAAATAAAAAAAGATAGTTCTACTGGGATGTATATAATAGAAGAAAAGATTCCAATGGGTGATTATACTTATTTTAAGTTAATACCCGCAGTTGTTGGTGGTTCTTTGATTGAAGCAGGGGCTATTGAGTTAAATTGGGAAGCAGATGCAGGTAGTTTAGCTCGAATTCAGTTAAAAGAAGAATTATTTGAAGCTTATAAGTTTGCACCAGATGATTCTCTTTCACATGAAGAAAATATTAGAAAAGTAGCTGAATTGACGGCTACTGCGATAGATAATTTTGTAGAAAGTGGCGATGTAATTATTCTTACAGATACACCAGATATAAGAATTGATAAAAATATACCAAGTGCGGGCCCTATTGTACCAACTGGTAAAACAAGTGGTAAAGGAATTCCAATGATAGTTCCATTACCAACTACAATGGGTATTGGTAAGGGTAAAGTAGTTGAACGAGAAACACCAAAAGAAACTTTAATTAATAATTTAACATTATATGGTAGACACTTCGGGCCTGAAGTTGGGGTAACTGGAACTATAGACCAAATTTGTTCTTATGAATCATATGGATTTGTAGATTCTATTCATAGTTATATAGTAACTTGTTTGGTACAAGGTGAACATATAATACCACTATTAGTATTTATGCCAGGTATTATGACAAGTGATACTTTAACTACACCAGCTGGACCAGTTCCAAATACACCAGGAGCTACTTTAGTTCCTTGGCCTATCATTCCACTATCATCAATTGGGGATGTTGGTCATGGGGTATTCGATGGAGCAGATGGTGGATATTCTGTAGATGAAGATTGGATAGCGGAAATACCAGATATGGATGTATTATGGGATGAAACTGTTTGGAAAGAAGTTGAAGATGTAGTTGATTTGGGATATGAAATAGAAAAAATAACAGCCGCGTCTGGAGTAAGGGGATAAAAATGCCAACAGTAGATACAAAATTAAAATTAGGAAGTGTTATTGATATTAAAGGAAATCCACTTATAATGGGCGAGGGAGCTAAATTAGGCCAAGAAGTATTTGAGGGTGATGATATTATTGGAATTCAAGGTGACATGATAATTATTAATGGAAAGGGTTTGTGGATTATAGAAGAAGATGGCGATGTATCATGTTCACCAACTAAACTTACAGGTAATAATAATTTTGAATGCGTATTAGAACAGGATTTAGATATGGCCATGATTTGGGATAATACCGTGTGGACAGAGATTACAGATATAGCCGAGATGGACTCACAAGAAATTGATAATATAACAGCTACGGCTGGAGTTAGAGGATAGTTATGGGTAAAGCTGTTATAATGAAAACAAAAGGTATTGTAAGTGTAAATGGAAAGAATGCAAAACCTGGAAAAATTTTAGTTGATGAAGATGTTATTAAAACTGGACCCGAAAGTTTTGTAGCTTGGATTGATGTTAAAGATAAAACAACACTAAAAATGCAGGGAAATCAAACATTCACATTTACAGATAATCTTGAAGAAATGAGAGCTGATGTGGAGGCTAACTATGGTGGAACAGTTCCAGGTAGTCAATTAGTAGCCACTGCTAAAAGAAGTGGAGCAGAAATTGACGCTCGTGGATTTATAATACAGATTCCAACTGGTGTAGCGGGAGTTAAAGGTTAATAGGAGATGTTATGAACAAGAAACAATTTATAAAAATTATTGAAAAAATAGTAGAAAAGAAAGTTAGGGAAGAACTACCAAAACAATTAAAAGAGATATTTATTAAAGAAGACTTTAGAGATGAACGAGTAGATTTAAAATCTTTATCAAAAGAATTTAATAAATCAGTTGATGGTAAAATTAAAGAAAAAGTCCACTATTCAAAAAATGAGACTTTAAATAAAATTCTTAATGAAACTAAAGGTGGACTTGGACGCAGTAAACCTGGTTTTGAAGAATATCCAACTATGAGTGGTGGTACATTTGATACTAATCATGTTAGCGAATTAGTGGGATATGGAAAATCAGACGAGGGTAAACGAGAAATGGCAGCAGTTGATACTATAAGAAAAGCTGGTGTTAATGTCGAAGATGTTCCTGACCACGTTCAAAATGCTTTAACAAGAGATTATAGCAAAGTAATGAAAGCTATAGATAATAAAAAGGGAAAATAGTAAATGGGTGCTTTAGAAAATGATTTGAGTCCAGATACTTGGATTGGATTATCGTTTCCACTTGGTAGGTCTGAGTCTGGTTTTTTTCAACAAACACAAACAACATTAGAACAAACGTCACATAATATAAAAAATTTATTATTGACAATGAAAGGTGAGAGACCATTTTTGCCAGAGTTTGGTTCTGATTTATATTCTATTTTGTTTGACCCGATTCGAAGCGATACAACAATTAAAGTGGAAGAAGCTATTAAAGATGCTTTAAAAATGTGGTTACCACACGTAGTTATTAATAGAATTGATGTTAATACAAGCGAACAGAATCCAAATCAAATTGATGTTGCTATAGAGTTTGGCGTTACTATAGAACCAGGCATATTTGATTCTTTACAATTAACTTTCTTTTCCAATTTTTAGGAGATTTTAAATGGCTACAGCGGCAAAATTAGAAAAAAAAGAAGTAAAATATCTTAGTAAAGATTTTTCAAACTTTAAAGATAGTTTAATAGAATTTTCTAAAACATATTTTCCCAATACATTTAATGATTTTAATGAGTCAGACCCAGGTATGATGTTTATTGAAATGGCGGCGTATGTTGGAGATGTATTATCTTATTATATTGATGATAGATTCAAAGAATCTTTGTTATCTTATGCAGAAGAAATAGAAAATGTTTTCGAAATAGCTCAATCACTGGGATACAAACCAAAGTTAGCTACACCATCTTCAACAAAAATAGATTTATTTCAAACGATTCCAGCTATAGGTAGTGGTGATACTATTAGACCAGATTATAGATACGCTATGAAAGTATTAAGTGGTACTCAAATGAAATCGGCAAATGGTGTTGTATTTAGAATGCAAGAAGATATTGATTTTGCAAATTCAAGTTCTGTAGCACCACGTTCAACTACTATATATGAAACTTCTGGTGTAGAACCAACCAAATATCTTTTAAAAAAGTCTGCAACTGTATATAGTGGTGATATAACAACCGAAACATTTACCTTTGGTTCGGCTAAAAAATATGATAGAATTGCTTTAGCTAACTCAGATGTTACTAATATTATGTCTGTTACAGATGACGATGGAAATAATTGGTATGAAGTAGATTTTTTAGCAAAAGATATTGTATTTGATGATGTATCTAATGCAGATAGTGCAGACCCAGAGTTATCACAATATTCAGATGATGTTCCTTATTTAATTAGATTAATTAAAACACCAAGGAGATTCACAAAGTATATGAGACCTGATGGTAGAACGGAATTACGATTCGGAGCTGGTGTTTCGGCAGGAGCTGACGAGGAAATCATACCAAATCCAGATAATGTGGGTTCTTCTTTACCAGAAGGTGTTTCTATGTTAGATAGAACATTTGACCCGGCTAACTTTTTAAAAACAAAAGCGTATGGATTAGCTCCAAGTAATACAATATTAACTATAAAATATGCACATGGGGGTGGTGTAGCTCATAATGTAGCCGAGGGTTCTATTATTGAATTAAAAGAAAAGAATATTAGCTTAACTTCTACTGGTCTTGATAGTGCTACTGTAATTCAATCAAAAAATTCACTTGGAGTTATCAACCCGCATCCAGCACGTGGTGGTAAAGGTAAAGAGAGTGTTATAGAGATAAAACAAAATGCGTTAGCTCATTTTCAAGCTCAAGGAAGAACTGTTACTAAATATGATTATATAGTTAGAGCGTATTCTATGCCTGCTAAATATGGTGCTATATCTAAAGCGTATATAGTACCAGATGAACAATTAGAAGTAGCTCAATTTCAATTTCAAAAGGAATTGGTTGATGGTACTGGTATTTTTAGTATTGATAAAAGTTTATATGGACAAGATGATTCGCCAGAAACTGGTGCTCCAAAAGTTCCTACAAGAATTCCAAATCCATTAGCGTTAAATATGTATTTACTTGGGTATGATTATAGTAAAAATTTAGCTACTACTAATTTAGCCGTAAAAGAAAATTTAAAAAATTATCTTGGTCAATATAGAATGGTAACTGATGCTATAAATTTAAAAGATGCGTGGATTGTTAATATAGGCGTGGAATTTAAAATTATGACTAAATCTGGATATAATAAAGAAGAAGTATTATTAAAGTGTATTCAGAAGATTAAAAACTTTTTTGATATTGATAGATGGGAAATTAATCAACCAATAATGATATCCGACATATCATATCAGATATCATTGGTTGATGGAGTAGCTCAATTAATTCCGTTTTCAATTGATTTAGATGGTGATGGCCCTGGTGACCCCGTACAATTACCAGTTCGTATAATAAACAAGTGGAGAACTTCAGATGGTTACTCTGGTCACATATATGATATGGGAGCGGCATATAAAAATGGTGTAATATATCCATCCTTAGACCCCTGTATTTTTGAATTAAAATATCCAGATAGTGACATAAAAGGTCAAGTAGTAGGGAGTATAATATAATGCATTATTTTGAATTTGCTACAAAAGATACAACTTTGTATGAAGGAAATGCAACATCAAGTCAGAATACTGGTCTTGATGAAATATTAGAAGTACGTAAAGATATGAATGATTCTGGTACACAAATAAATGTCTCCAGAGCTTTAATTCAGTTTGATTTAACGTACATATCAGAGTCAATTAATAGTGGATTGATACCATCTGATGCTGAATATTATTTAAATTTGTATGATGCTAATTCACAAGAATTGGGTTCAAGTGATGTGTTATATGCATATCCTGTCAGTCAATCTTGGGAAAATGGAGAGGGAAGATACCTTGATTGGCCACCAATCACCGATGGAGCGTCTTGGAGGTTTAGAACAGGCCCGACAGCGAATGACCAATGGGTGGGGGGTACTAATGATACTGGTGGAACATGGTTTAATGGAGCATCTACATATACATTAGAAGCGTCACAATCATTTACAAATGAAGCTAGTGATGTTAGAATGGATGTAACTGGTATTGTAAACAACTGGATTAGTAGTGGGTCTTCTTATCCGAATGAGGGATTTATATTGAAGCGGAGTGGTAGTGTTGGTAATACAGACTCTACTTTAGCAGAAGGTAGTACTACCAAACTTGGTCATTTTTCATTTTTTTCACGAGAAACTCATACTATATATCCACCAAAACTTGAAGTAGTTTGGAATGATACTACGTGGAATACTGGTTCATTGAGTCCATTAACTGGTAGTGACTTACATAGTTTAGAAGTGTATATGAAAGAACTTAGACCAGAGTATCAAGAGGATTCTAAAGTTAGATTTAGAGTTGTTGGTAGAGAAAGATTCCCTGCAAAAACTTGGTCGTCAACTACTACAAATCAAGTAACACCAAAGTATTTACCAAGTGGTAGTTCGTATTTTGAAATAAAAGATGCTTATACTGAAGATGTAATTATTCCGTTTGGTAGTGGTTCAATTATTGGTTGTGATTCAACTGGAAATTTCTTTGATGTTTGGTTACAGGGGTTTCAACCAGAAAGAAATTATAGAGTTAATTATAAAATAGTAAGTGGTAGTGGAATTGGTGAAATAGTACAAATTATAGATAATGATTTTGAATTTAGGGTGATACGATAATGCCATATACCGCGCAAGAATTATTTGATAATGACTATTTCAAATCACTTGCTAACGCAGATGAGAAAGAATATGAATTAAAACTTGATTCGGCGTTGACCAAAGCTAAAATTACGGGTTCAGCACAACCATATGAGATTGATGGTGAATTACAATCATATGAAGATGTTAGAACTGGAATGGGGTTAGACGCACCACATCAATATGTTTATAATAACATGGTTTATAGAAATCATGAAATGAAAAATGAAATTCTTGATGAAGTTATTGATAGAGGTTTTACGTTAAATGATAAACCATTTATAACTGTAAAGGATGGAACATTAATAACTAAAACTGGTGGTAATACATTATGTTTATTTCAAGATGATGTAAAATTTCCAATACAAAATATGGATTTGGTTAAAATGATGGGGTTTTCAAATGAAGATATTGTAGTGTTGAGCTCAAAATTATATGATAGTATAACCCAAGGGCCAGCAATTACTAATACAAGAATGCGTAACGCCGATGCATTACTTGGTACTCATAGAGATGAAGATTTTTTTGTTCCAGGGATGGAAAGATTAGATGAAGAAAAATTGCAACAGATTAGAGAAAGATTAGAAGATGGTAAACCAGTTATGGAAACTTTATATCAAATTACTGGCCAAGTAGTTAAATCTGTGCATCAAGTTGGATTATTAGCTAATCAATTAGTTGGCGAACCAATGTTAGCAAGACCTGGTGATATTATGAATGAACGACAAAGAGTTGACTATGAAAACGAAGTTAATAAAGAAATAAAAAGTGAGGGTGCTTTAGCTAGAGATACCGCGGTTCAAAACCAAAGAAACGCGGTTGGAATAGATGATGTTAGAGGAGTAACGGGTAATAGTTCAAGGCCAGGTCCAGTACAAAAATCTGGTGGTAAGTCTCTTAACTCACAAAATAAAATAGGATATTAAGGAGTTAATATGAAAAATTATAAATTAACATGGGGTGGAAAAAAGAATACAAAAGTACTAAAGCTGGCACAGGAATCGGGGCCAGGACAAGGTGGAGATGGAACTGGTGTAGGTCAGACTGGTGGAACCGGTGGAAGTTCTGGTGGTGGAACAACAACTGCAACATATGTTGAACCTACAGGGAACACACAAAGTTATCCAATTAACCAAGTTTTAGTTACACCTGGTAATTTAACTGCGTGGGGTAGTTTAACTATAAATTGGATTAATTCCCCAACTCAACAACAAACACAAGAAGTAGATTCTTTAACTGATTGGATGAATGAGCAACAAAATTCAGATTTTATCTAAGGAGAAAGCTAAGATGTCAAAGTTATTATGGGGTGGAAAAAATAATACAACCATATCAAGGATGATTGGTGGAGCCGGTGATTTAGGCGGCAATCTTCCAGGACAAACAGAAACTACTACTACTACAACTACTACAACAATTCCTACGGGAACAACAGAAGTTCCAGTACCAGCGACAGGGGTAGAGTTAAAGATTTTTAAAATAACTGGTACCCAAAATCCAAATCTTGAATTAGTATTTTCTGATGTAGTAGATTCGAGTGTAGGACTATATATAGTATCCGCGACAGAAGTTGCGGAACTTGGTAATGGTAATTTTAGAGCGTCAGTTGATGGTGTAATGAGTAATGATTTTTCAATTAATATTCAAATACAACCACAACAATTACCAGAAGCAACTGTAAATGCGGCTCATTATAAACTTGAGCCAACAAGAGAAATTGTAGAAACACTTGTTACACAAATTGTTGCAAATGATAATGGTAAAGTTGATGTTCCTGTTTTGTTTGGTGTAGATTATTCAGTATTTAATATAGCTCCACCTGGTAATCCTATAGGTGGACAGCAAACAATTACTGGTGGATTTACAATACCAACCCCAACGCCAACACCAGTTGCTACAGAAAATCCAATTTTAACACCAGACCCATTTACATTCCCGTCAGAATTACTTGATGTAGCATTTCTTCCAAATTGGGCTGAAAGTGCACCACGAACCATATCTGGTATTAATCAACAAGTAAACGCTAATGTTAGACAAGGTACAATGGGTGTTAATACACAATTTAAAGTAAATGATGGCGAATGGAGAGCACAATCTTTATCTGTTAATGATGGTGATGTTGTACAAGTTAGACTTCAAACGAAAAATATTGCTCATTTCGCAGAAGCACAGTTCAATAGTCAGTTAATGAATGAATTGGGTATAAATGTAACATTAGATGTTGGAAATGGAACATTTATATATAATGTGAGTGCAATGACCACCGACCAATTGAACCCACAGGATGATAAGTATTCGGATAATAATAATGGTGATGTCTAAACGGATATATCCCAACACCAGTACTCTTAGGAAATTAAAATGGCAGTTCATAGATTAAAACCAAAAGATAAACAACTTTTAGAAGTTGGTGGCAATAGACAAATAGGTCTGCCTGGTTATGATTGGCCTCCATTTCTATCTGGTACACCAGGTGTGCATGATTATATTGAATGTCATATTTACGATGCTGGTGGTACAAATTTAATTGAAAGTTTTATTACAAAAGATTATATAGTAGAAGGTAATAATGTAATAGTAAAACCAGGCAATGATTTACGAAGTAAAGGTTATGTGAGAGGTAAATATCAAGTTAATTATAATTTTTTAAGAGAAGAGTTTGGTACTGATGAAACTATATTAGTTTATGCACATAACAATGAAGTTTATACTGGTCCAAAAAGATTATATCCAGACAACGCCGACTTACCTTGGTATATTGATGATGATAATTTAATTTATAGTGGAGTTAAGGGCGAAGAAGTTGAACGTAGAAAAGAATTGTTAATAAAAAATAATTCTGCGTGGATACATAAAATTTCAGAAGATAGACGAGAAATTAGGTTAGTACCAAATAATATTGATAGTGGTAGATTTAAAGAATCTTTTAATAGTTTAAGAAAAACAATAAAACATTGGGGTACTAAAAATTTAAATGTAGATATGACTTTTCCAGATGGATTTGGTGGCAAAAAAATTAGATTACAAGGATTACCACGAAGTAAACAATTTACAAAAAAATCTGTTGGTGGTGAATTTATTTTCGATAGAGGTTATATAACTCATATTGAACGAAGAATTTATGAAGAACCAAGACTTCCTTTGGTAAAACATCCAGGTGTTGTTCCAGGAGCTATTTTAGATGAGATTCCAGCACCGAATGAGCCTTTAATTCCATATGAAAGACAAGCTATTCCCGTAGTTAATAAAGTAGTACCAAAATACAAACCATCAAGTACAGGTCCAGATGAATATGATTTTGTTACTTCTATAATTGGTAGTGGAGGCTAATTATGATTATATGGGGCGGAAAAGAAGATACATTAATATTAAGGATGATAGAGGAGGGAGAGACAGCACCGATTCATGATGTGGATGAGAATACTGATACTCATCTACCGCCAACACAAACTGAAGTAGATGAAACCCCAATAGAATATCCACCAGTTCCAGATTCAGAACCCCCACCAGTATCGGCAGATTTACCAGAAATTGTAGAATATGAACCAGAACCAATTGACCCACCACCTTTACCAGAAGGTATTTTCCCGTCTGGCCCAGAGGCTTCTAATACGTGGGTTAGAGGTACGGTTATTGAACGGAATCAAACAAAGTTAATTAGACTCGATACTTCTTATACATCAGCGGCTACAGATTTTTTTGGTGCGGATGGTTCGTCTATAGTAGAAACTCCAGTCACATTAACTTCTACTGATGCACCATTGAATGGTGAATGGACATTAGTTGGTTCTGCTAATCTTTTAAGAATTCAAGTAGTCGCGGAAGTGCCAGAATCAGCTGAACCGTGGAGTACATTTGGTGTTGAAGTTGGTGATACAATTACAATTGGTACTGGTGAAACTTTTGTTGTAGATGGAATTGAAGATGGCGGAAGAGCGGTAAGAGTAGATGAAGCCAACGAATCTGTTGAAGGAATTTCAACAGGAACATTTACAATAGATATAACTACAGAAGAAGTTATAGTAGACCCAGTTGTAGAAACATATACTGATAATCAAGTTGATTATTATGAAATAACAAGTAATGGTGAATCACCAATAAATTTACAAGAAAATACATTACAAGGTCAAGATGGAACTTTTTATGATATAGTACCTGGTGATAGGGTTGATGTAAAATTTACTCCACCAGCCGCAACTATAACTCCTAATTGGTTGGGTGCATTTTTTGTTCCTATTCATGATATTAGAGAAGTAGCAATAGGTGATGATTATTTTGCGGCATTAGGTTTAACTCAATTTACATTTAGTAATGGACAAACTATTTCCCCCGCCCAAACTCCATTAGCAAATTGGTGGATACAAACAGAATTAAATCTTGGTTCATTAACACCAGCTGATATAGATGCGTACAATGAATGGGTAGCCAGTGATTTTAAAATTGCTCCAATTCCGCAAGTTGCAATAAAACCATTTGTATTTCAAATTGGTTCTTATGGGCCACCTGACCCAGAAGACCTTGATATAGAAGGTATATCTAATGGTCTTTTATATGGTCAAAATGATAGTGGTATAGGGTTATTTACATTAATGGAACAACAAGAGTCTGGTTACACTGGAGTTGGAGGTATAAATTATGGTGACATAGCTACTGAAAATGGGATGGGCGTACAGGCAGTTATAGAGATACACCAAGAGTTATTAGCACAAATAAATACATTTAATGCAACAGTAACTGAATTAGAAGAAGAAGTAATTACGTGGACAGAAATTTATGGGCCAGATTTAATACCCGTATACGATAGTGATATAGAAAGTCTTACCTATGGTCAAATGTTACTCGATGAATTTCAGCCAGCTCATCCTTTATATGATTGGTTTGCTGACGCTATTTCATTAGGACAAATTTCACAAGACCAATTAAATGATTATCAAGCTTGGTTAGCAAGTGGTAGAACAATTTCACCATTTTCTATTGCACAATATCCACCACCACCATTTGTTGGTCAATTACCAGAATTAAATTTAAATGGGTGTGTTGATGATAGAGCTTGGAATTGGGTTCCTTGGGCGGCGATAGATGATGGGTCTTGTTTATACATACCACATATAGCCGATAGTGTATTATGGCAATGGGGTGATGGTACATACAATGAACAATTACTCGAACCAGGTAATATAGAACCATATAATCATACTTATACACAGCCAGGTATTTATACAGTAAATATGTTTTTACGATATGTTGATGGCGATGTTGATGCATTTCAAACAAAAATTGCTATAAAAACTGAACCAACCCCAGTTAAAAATTTATGGGAATGGGGTGATGGTGATTATGATGAAACGGAAGGTAAAGATATGCCGCCAGGTCATATATATAAATCGCCTGGGTTATATCAAGTAACATTAACTACATTGTATAGTGATGGTATAGATACATATACCAAAATAACTTCACGTGAAGTAACAATATTTCCAAATTCAGCGGCTACTATTACTATGTTTGCGTATGGTAAATCAGAAGATAGTTCTGATATAGAAAATGAGATGACATTCATTATCGGTGCGTCTGATACGGATGGCCAAATTGTAAAATATGAATTTGATTTCGGAGATGGTTCTGATGTTATAGAAAGGGATGTTGAGTTAGAAGATAAAATGTACCACGATACAGAAACTTTTACTGAACGTAAACGATATAGACACTCAGGTGTTTATGTAGCTAAAGCTAGTGTAAGAGATAATAGTGGGAATATTAGTACTACATATAAAATTATTTATGTTGATGGTGTAAAATATATTCCAACATATGAACCATTTGTTGCACAAATTACTGATGTTATATCACCAACAATTATAGAAGTTGATAGGAGTTGGGCAGAAGAAGCTCAATTTGTTAGACACGTGTGGGGCAATCCTGGTACACCAGCTCCAAATGAAGCCGAAGATGGTGAATGGGCTCAAGGAAAAGAATGGGAATATCCATTTAAAAGAGCACAATCTAATTGGAGATTAAAAGAAAAAAGAGATTTGAGAACACTTGTAAATTTGGGTAGTGATAGAGTTTCATTAGTAACAAATTTTAGAAGTGATAATTTAAGTTTTAAAAATTGGCCAAATTCTGTAGTTTTTAAATTATATAGACCATTACCCAAAAGTGTTAATGAAAAGGATTTTGTGTGGGTTTCGAGAGAAATGTTACCATCACTTACCAAAGTTGTTAATTTAATAGATTTCGTTGACGAGAAAATAGATGGTATAGTATTAAGACAACCAGATTATTGGTCTACAGAACTTCCATTCGAAAGTACAAGAACTGATTGGAAAAATAGACAAAATATTGTATCAAGTAATGCTGATATTTCTGGTGAGTTAGAAGATAAATTTATTAGTCAAAGTGATTTGAGTGTAGAATTGAATCATGATTATACTAATTACGGAAACTTTGTAAAATTTAGTTCTATACAAAAAAGATATGATAATTTTGAATATAAAATTAAACGTATAGAACATTATAATAATTTAAGTTCTTCACTTATACCTATAAGTGGTTCAACATCTGATATAAGAAGTGCAGAAAGAAGTATACGTGAAGTTAAAAATAGTTTTGATGGATTTGAAAAGTATATGTATTTTCAATCTTCATCTTATACAACAAGTTCACTTGGAGAATTAAATGATACTTCTTGGCCAAAAGTAAGTGGCACAGGAACTTTACTTAGTCCATATGTTTTAGCTCCAGCCACATCAAGTCAGTATTTAAGTTGGAAAGGTGGAAACGATGATAGTGCATCTTTATATGATAGACAAAATTTAGACAGATTGGTAAACAATTTACCATTGCATGTTAAAGATGATGATAGAAATGAACAATTCTTTACGTTTGTAGATATGATAGGACATCATTTTGATGATATATGGTTATATACAAAAGCTTTGACTGATATAAATCATCGTACTAATAAAATTGACGAAGGATTGTCAAGAGATTTAGTACATCAAGTAGCTAAAGGGTTTGGTTGGAAAGTTTTTGATGGTAAAAATTTAATTAGTTTACCAAAACATCAACTTGGTATAGAAGTATCTGGTTCTGATAATGTAGCAGTACAAACATCTGCTACTGCCGAAAGAGATATTACACGCGAAGTTTGGAATAGAATATTAGTTAATATGCCATATTTCTTAAAAACAAAGGGTACTTCTCGTGCATTAAAAGGATTGATTAGTTGTTATGGTTTACCAACAACAATATTACGTGTAAGAGAATATGGTGGGCCTGTTTTACCAGAACAAAACCCTGTATATGAAATAGTTCGTAAATATAGAAGGTCTTTAAATTTCTATGGTAGTCAACAAGTAGAAACAACTTGGACTGATGATACAAGTTCTGGTAGAGTACCTGATACGGTAGAATTTAGATTCAGAGCAGTACAATCTGGTAGTGGAGAATTTAAACAAGTACTTTATCAAAAAGGTACTGATTGGGCAATTACATTAAAGGACGATGGTTCGGCAGACAACAATGGTTACTTAACATTTGCTATAACTGGTAGTTCTACTAACGCGGAAATATCATCTTCATTGTTACCAGTTTTTGACAACGAGTTCTGGTCTGTAATGTTAACAAGGAAAAGTGCAAGTACTGCAACATTGGTGGACGATACTACTACTCGAAATATTGACTACGAGTTATTTCTTAAAAAATATGACGCTACAAGAAATAGAATTTACTATCAATCTTCTGCAAGTTTAAATGTAGATGGTAATGCTGGTGGAGCTTTATCTGGAATGAATAATAAATTCCAACAAGATGGTGATGCATACATTGGTGGTGATACTTTAAGAACATTTGGTAATCAATTTACTGGTTCAATGATGGAATTTCGTTATTGGAATTCACCTTTATCACAATCTCATTTTGATAATCATGTTAGAGCTCCAAAAACTTATAATGGTAACCATCCGTCAGCGTCTTATACCGATTTAGTTTTAAGATATTCGTTTAATAAAGAAGCTAATCATGGAACAGGTTCTATTGATATACTTGATACAAGTGCAGACCAAAGTTATTACCAAACTGGTAGTGCTAGAAATTATCCAGATAGGGATAGTTATGATTATACTGAAGACGTAGAACAATTTGTAGTTCCTAATTTTGGCCCACAAATGAGACGAGCTACGAAAATAAGAATTGAAGAAAATAGATTGATATATGGAAGTAAATTATCAATAGATAGTAGAAATGAAGTTAGTGCATATGATTTGACAAGTACAGATTCAAATAAACTTGGTGTTTTCTTTGCACCAACTGATGTTATAAATGAAGATATTATGTTTTCGATGGGTAACTTGGATTTTTCAGATTATATTGGTGACCCAAGAGACCAATTTAAAACTTATTATCGCGGATTAAGAAAAATAAAAGATTTATATTGGCAGAAATATACTTCACCTAATAGTTTTTGGGATTATATGAGAATTTTGAAATTCTACGATAAAGCTATATTTGAACAAATAAAAAGTTTAATTCCAGCTCGAGCTAATGCCGCGTTAGGTACTTTAATTGAGTCAAATATATTTGAACGTTCTAAAGCTATTATTGGGCAACCACCAGAAATTGATAATACATATTATGAAGATTCTATTGATTTAAATTATGCCGAATCTGCTAGTGGCCAATATCTTGATATTGATGGATTTATTAGCGAATCCATGTACCCAAGTTTTACTGGTACAGAAGATTACTATCAAACATTTATTAGCGAATCCATGTACCCAAGTTTTACTGGTACACAAGATTACTATCAAACATTTATTAGTGAATCTATGTATCCAAGTTTTACTGGTACACAAGATTACTATCAAACATTTATTAGTGAATCTATGTATCCAAGTTTTACTGGTCAATATCTTGATACCGATGGATTCATTAGTGAATCTATGTATCCAAGTTTCACTGGAGAATATAATGACCACACAAGTAGTATAAATCTTTTTAAGGATGTATTCTCGTGGAGTGGCACTTATGAAGATTTTTCAACAACATCTTTATATGGAGCTAATTCTTCTACCACAATAGATACTTATGATACATTCCTTATGCCATCATTATATAGTTTTACTAATAATGCAAGAGGTGATAACATATATAGTGGTTCTTATATAGCAAGTCATAATGGCGGATATTCTGGTGGACAAGCTGGTAAGAGTTTTTTTGAAGAAGTAAGTACACCCATTATTAGTAGTTCGAGAGTATCAGAATATCATAAGATAGAACAATATTTTTATAATTCTAAAGAAAGTTTTTATAGAGCTGGCAATCTGAATAATAAAGAACATCAAAGATATCATTCAAATTCTTCTTCATTAAGTCCTGCCGAAGTAACACCACTTTATGAGAGTACTACAGCTTTAAGAAATTTATTATTTGATGGTTGTAAACAAACGAATGATACAACACCAGATGGTAAAGAATCAATAGAAGTAATTATAACTTCACCAACTATTTTAACAACAAAAGAATCAGGCGATTCTAAATTAAGTATAGAATAAAAACAGAAAAAACTAAAACAATGATATTTATATATGAATCAATAAGTTATTTTACCAAAAATTTTGGTGACGAATATTTATATACGAATACAAAATTAATCACTGGAGATAAAACATGGGATTTTTAGACAATTCTTCAACAACCGTAGATGCTATCTTAACTAAGAAAGGTCGAGAGCTATTAGCTCGCGGTAGAAATGAATTTAAAATTAGTAAATTTGCATTAGCAGATGATGAGATAGATTATACATTATGGGATGTAACAAATGCTCTTGGTTCTAACTATTATGGTGCAGTTATTGAAAATATGCCATTGATAGAAGCCGTACCAGACGAAAATCAAGTAATGAGATATAAGTTAACCACATTACCCAAAAATACAGCTAAGATGCCTATTCTTGAACTTACTACAACTTCAATGAATTTTAAGAAAGCTGGTGTTAAACAAACAATTACACCAAATACAAGAAATGCTTCAGATGCAACTCTTGGATACACATTTGTACTACATAATTCAGATTCTTGTAGAATG